TGGGGATGTTCAACAGTCTGACCTTAAAGAAGCTAACGGTCTGGCAAAGATTGTAGAGCTTAGTAAGAAGTACGGAGTGAATGTCCCTGTTATCGAGTTCACTCTAGATGACGTAGTAAGGAGCGAAGTATGCAAGCAGTGGATATCAATCTTCATGCAGGAAAAGATTTAAATGGAACTCACTCATGCTAAATTCCCCTCTTGCCGAGAGCAGGGCTTTTCTTACGACACGAAAAAACAGCGAGGTTTTTGTTACGCTTGTGCAAAACCCTATACAGAGGAAAACATGGACAAAGACTTAGACGACGAAGGCTTTCAGTTGACACACCCAGACCTGAACAACACTGACGATATCATTGTTAAACCTAGTCACTACACAAAGTATAAAATTGAACCTGTGACCTTCATAATGGTCAACCGCCTACCATTTGAGGTTGGGAATATAGTTAAGTATGCGTGTAGAGCGGGGGACAAGCTGTACCCAGATCAGGACTACACTCAGTCCCGTATCACTGACCTACGCAAGGTCATGCGTTACGCAGAGATGGAAATAAACAGGTTGGAGGATAAAGAGGTCTTGTGAAAATTGTCGCCACACTTATTGGTTTGTTGTGCAGCAGTGTTGTTGCAGCAGACCCCACAACAAAGGCCCTCGCTGATATCCGTGACGTGGCCTCCCTGATTGCAGCAGACTTTAACAAGTGTGGTGTTGTCCAAATGGAAAGAGCCATCGACTACCTTGGGGCTATGTCTACGATCATAGCGGCAGAAAACCCAGAGGTATCTCAGTCTGAGCTTGAGATAAGCCAACTGATGTTCTTTGAGGAAGCCTACATGATTGCTGAGGGCTTTATTGAGAAGAATGGGTGTTCTAGGATGAATGAGTTGATTGATTACTACTCTGGGGGCATGAGTTACACAGAGTATGTCTGGGACTTCTACACGCCACTGGAGGCTCTATGAAGGCATACAACCTAAAGAAGTTTAAGAAGCTCGTAGAAGGCTCTGATATGGTGTACGGTACAGTAAGCCTCAATGCTGCTGTAAGAGTGCCGGTCAGGATCAGGAAGAAGACCTTGCTCAAGTATCTGGAGGAGATTACCCCCGGTACTTGGGCAAATGAGCTTGTGATATACGCAGAAACAGGGACCAATCCCAAGGGAAATAAGATCCTGAAGCTGGTCTAGTTGTTCGCCGTTGATTTGTAGAAGACAGTATGCAGGACCGGGGGGCAGTACCCCGCACCTCCACCATAATAACACCAGGGTATGCTCTACTCGAAAGGTTCGGATATGTCCTCCGGGTGCCAAAGTAGAATATCCTACTAGGAAACAAGTCTTGGGTGTTATTATGATGGGGGTGAACTAGGATCGACTGGTGCTAGATGCTACAATGAGGCAACCGAGTGGTTCCGTAAGAACCAACCACGATAAGTGCTAACAACTATGTTGCACCTTCCCTCGCTGTAGCAGCGTAAGGGACGGGCCTATTTCGGGGGGCCTTGGAACAGAAGGGGGCTTCGGCTCCCACCCGATACATTCTCTCTCCAAATAATAATGAGGAAAACATGGACCGTATTATGGTTGTGATTGCCAGCTTATTTGTAGCTGGTACGGCAGTAGCACAAGATGCTCCTGTCAGCGTAGGAAATACCTATGTCGAGCTTGGCACTACGTTTGAGAACGAGACTTTGGTGGCTATTGGTACTGGCGTAGGTGCCGGTGCTGTATCTGCTTATGGTGAGTTGTCCGGCTCTACGGACGGTAATTTTCAAGCACGGGCTTATACTGATGCAGAGTTTGGCAGCTTCAAAATCACCCCTGGCCTTAACTACCACTGGGGTGCTGATGGGGGTGACCTTGTAGGTTTCGGTGAGAACAATGAGTGGGGTGACATAACGGGCGACCTTGAGGTATCTGTTCACCCCGGCCTTGTGGGTGGTGAGTATGTATTTGCTAACACGGCTGTTGGGCTTGATGGCTGGTCTCTCGATTGGGCTGGCGGAGAAGTTGGCGCTGGCTACAAACTGGATCTGGCCGAGAATGTCTATGTAGATGGTCGGGTAAGCTGGTCCTACGATGACCAGTTTGAGTCTGGTGACCGTCGCTTCATAGCGGGCTTTGGCCTTAAGTTCTAAGCTACCCTAAATTTAGGCACAAAAAGACCCCCGTAGGAATCAACCTGCGGGGGTTTTAGTTTGACTAATCTACTTCTTAATTAATAGTGTTCTGATTAGCCACCCTATAGGATTAAAGATGGTCCGTAGTATCTCACCAGGAGACGGTAACATCCAACCCAATATCAACAGTCCTAATAACATCCAGTTAGTCTGTGTGATGTTAACGATCCCAGCTATGGGGGCCGCTGCACCACTGACTTCTGATAATATCTCCGTAGCCTGTTCAATCTGAGCATTGCCTGTAGTCTCTGCTAGGATTGTAGCTCCTTGGGTGACTAAGCCCAGAGAAGCACAACCACTCAGAAGGAACACGGCTGCGAAGCTGGCTGCGAGGAATTTAATTATTGTCATAGGACCGTCTCCGTAGCAGTTCTTCTAAGTGCAGGATTGTGGCCTTAGCTTCGGCTAGTGCCTCCCTGAGTTCTGCTATCTCTCGGAGAAGGGATTCTTTCTGGTAGTTAAGTTTGCCTACTTGTTCGGAAAGTGTGTCGATCTGGTCTTGTAATGTCCTGCGGAATTCTGACCGTCTCTGATGCTCAAGATCTGCCCTGCTCTGTAGGTACTTCCACAGACCCATTGAGGACAGCAGTGCCACTATAATCGGTACCCCCACCATCGTTAATATCTCTATTATCATCTGGCCTCTCCCTAAGCTCAAAATGAGGATAGTCCTTAAAGGTTTTCCAATCACCACCCCAGACTATCGGTATATCTAAGATGTCGGATGCTTTCTTCATTGCCTCTGCTATCGGCTCAAAGGCTTCTCTATCCCACCTAACAGGGATTGGTACTACATCAACTGCATGACCTGTAAGGTGCTTGGACTTCATGGTCTTACTAAAACCATTGTTAAAGTAGTCTCTTTGTTCTTCTATAGTTCTAAGACCGTCAGTGATCTCAAAAGGAACTTCAGATATCAGTCTAGCTAGAAACACCACTTCGTACAGGTCATCATGGATTTCACTAAGGTGTGTTTTGCTGCGTTTCGAGAACTCTTTCTGTTCTGCTACAGCAAACAGGGCGAACAAAGATGCCCAAAAGATCCCGGCAAAAATTAGGATGGTGGCTCTGGCCATACTACATTCCTTGGGTCTGTGGTGTTATCCGGTAGGTCTCGGAGTTGCTGACGATAGGTAGCCCAAGCTGCACTGTCTACAGGTGCGTCCGGTGCTTGAGTCCAGTCACAACCTTGTAGCAGAAAGTTCCTGCTGTTGCGCAAGTTTACCCACGCTTTGTGGGTGGCTTTAGCCTCAATCTCAGAGTCGGATTTTGGAACAGCAACACCGTCTACAATGTTATAAGTGTCAAAATCCCAATGGCCTTCGATACAAGGTTCATTTAAGTGCTTGTCTTCGGCAAAAGCTAAAAAATGACAGATAATCCTGCCGGTTTGTTGGTCATACTGTGTGTACTTGATTTGGCTCATTAGTTGAAGAACCTCCAGACAATTATGCGAGCTTCGTATTCGTCATCTGTGATATTCTCGCCGAGATAAGAAAGCTGTACGTTAAATGACCCAGATATATTAGCCTTCCCGCCAATAAGAGTTTGAGTCCTAAAGACGCCTCCCCCAGCATTGCCAAGATCAAATCCATCAACATTAGTGCCGTCGATTGTTAAGGTAGCTTCTATACCAGAGCTGGAAGTGGAAGTCCCAAAGACCACTAATTTTGCGGTTACTAATACGAAAGCATCCCCATTAGCGGCAGCGCCGAACGTTGGCGTAGTAAACGTACCGCTTGAAGAGGTGACGGTACTAAAAGGGATATAATTACCAGTTGCAACATAAGCCCCCTGTATTAACTTACCAGAGGTAATAGTGGCATCAGCAATCTTAGCAGCCGTGACATCCAAGTCTGCAATCTTGGCCGTAGTAACAGCAAGGTCATAGAGCTTTTCTGTGGTGATTGCTTGTGCTATAATATCGTCTGTATCAGCACGTTTAGTGGTAGCACTAATAGGCCCAGCTAGACCGCCGAGAGGGTTGTCTAACGTGTCATATGCTTGCGCCCAATAGTATCTTGTATCGTTAGCACCGAGTCCCGTAAAGTTGTAAGACTGCCCTGTTACATTAATCGTACTAGCACCAGAAATGGTACTGTTAGTGTCAAAATACACTTTGGTGTAGTTGTAGTTGTTATTGACAGGGTTAGTCCAGTTTACAGAGATTTCTCGAATACCACCAGATGCAGTCAGTCCAGTAACGTCCGTAGTAGAGCTTACGTCACCAACTAAAACCTCACCCAAGGCTCCGGGCAAGTTTGTGTTGTCAGACTCAAAGCCTGTTACGTTCTGAAACTCATCATAAGTGGTGGTCGTAGTCTCTCTGAGAACAAGGTCAACCTGTAGCTTGTTATCTTCAATACTTAGACCCCATGCTACAACCTCAAACAGTTTGTTGGTCCAGCCAAAGCGAGTGTTCGTAATATTGACTGTGTCACTTACCTGCAAAGGAAAGGCATTAAGACCAAAGCTACCAACAACCGTGATCTGGCTGCGGTTCTTCTCTAGGGCAATGTTGGCCAACCTCTGAGCCTGTTCTGGCGTATCAGTAAATGGCAGTGCCAAGTCCATAGAGCTTTCTTGGCCACCGTCTACAGTGACAAAGTTGGTGCTGGTCACCGTAGGATAGTCAGTAAACTGGTAGTTGCTCTTCGGCCCCCTAAAGGTGCCTCTTACGGCATTAAAGTTATCCCTACGAGAATGTCGGGTTGACACAGACAAAGGAGACCGCAGATCATCTTCAGTCAGTGTGACAGTGGCACTTACATCCTTACCAGCCTTTAGACGCCACTTACCTTGAGCATACCACAGGTAGCCAGCACAAGAGGTCATAAGCTGTGCAATAACGTCCACAGGAGGCTGAGAGGTCAGCCAAGCGCCATTACAAGTGTACCTGTCACCATCCGTCACAGACTCTTCAGAGACACTAGCAGCAGTGCCTATAAGGTCGTCATCAATGTTAGCGTCTTCCTCACCTAAGCCATAGATGCTGTTAGTGAGAAAGTCTCGGACTATCAGTGCAGGGTTGTTGTCATACTGCCAAGTTCCCGGCTGGTCTGCCCTGTGAGTAGAAACCCCAAGGCCAGAGTCATAGGCACTGGAGGTGCTGTCTTTACGAGGATCATAGACTTTCTTACCCTGAATAACAACAGAAATCTCGGGAAGACCCTCTTCCCATACGTCATCAGCGTACTCAAAGACGATTGCTAGGTGAGCAATACCCCTAAGAATATGATTGTTAGTCCACTTCGTGCTGAAGTTTGTCAGACCAGATCCGCCTAGACTTGCGGTATGATCCCCAAGAACTCTTCGAATCTTGATGTAATTGTTAAACTTGTTTGTGGCACTGCCTACAGCAGCACCCTTTTCGTCAATCTCTTGGGCAGAGGTTACGTTGTCCCCACTAATGGAAAGTAGATACTTACCCATGTAGATTTGAGAGAAGGCATTGATCTCATGTCCAGCAAAGGCAATGATGCGGCTAAGGTACTTGTTATTAGTACCACTAGCGTCATCAAAGACAATAGCCCCACCAACCTTAGTTTGTCCGTAGATTACTTGGTGATGTAGTGCAGCACCTCTTCGATTTACTGTGTAGCCACCAAATTTAGGCTCCGTACTGGGACCGATAGAAGTAGGCCCCATAGCGCTATTTAAGGCATCTGCTGTGGCTTGCTTGGCAAGATAGCTGCTGGCAAACCCACCAACAAACCCTACAGCCCCAAGGATCAAGGCACCCTTTACACCACCCCTGAGAAAACCAGAAGCAGCACCACTTAGGCCACCAATGAGACCTCCTACAAGGCTCTGACCCATATTAGTCTCCTATATATTTAGAATAGATGCGCTCAACTAAAGAGAACTTTAGGAACTGCATCAGATTGTCGAAAGGTGCATGGACCTTCGTATTGATAGCCAAGACTGAGACGCCATCTTCTTTAAGACACTTCTCTGCGAACTGTATCAGCTTGATACCAGTGCGACCTTTCCTATAGTCGGGATGTAGGAAAACGATGTCATTAGAGGCGAAGAGGTGGTCCTTGTAGTGGAGGTTTCGTTGAACTACCACAACAAAGTAGCCTACCAGCTTATCACCTTCTCTGGCTGTAAAAGCCTTGAGCATTCCCTTTTGCTCTAGTTCGTGATAGGCATCCCAGTCTGGGTTTAGCTTAATCTTGTCTTTGTTAAGGGCAATATCTTCCCAATGCTTTTGTATCAGGGGTCGGATGTCGTCCTCAACCGTAGCTAAGAACTCTTGTTGATACCTCACTCTGGAGTAGCCCCCCATATGATCTTCTTGGTCTGTAGACCTGCTACAAAATCTAAGCCCTTGTCAGGTGTACTTCCTGCTCCTGCTGTAGGGTAAGTGTCTCTCTGGTAAGCAGAGGTATAGCGAGTGCCAGCAGGACGCTCTAAGGCTACCAGCTTGTTCTCCACAGTCAGGGTAATGGTCGTAGAGTCTGGCCCCTCGTCAATGTTCATCTGATCCATATAGCCAGAGAATATCTC